ATACGCTTTGGTCAAAAAGGTGTAAGTGGTGACAAAACAAATACAGATAGAGCAAAGTCATTTAAAGCAAGACACGCTAAAAACATTGCAAAAGGAAAAATGAGTGCCGCATTTTGGGCAAACAAAGTAAAGTGGTAAAACTAGATATATACGTAGGCATGGATTTAAAGGTAGAACCAATTGCTTATCATAACTTTTGTCAGTCAGTTATAGAAAAGTCATCTATACCGATAAGTTTTACACCATTAGCACTAAATACTTTAAAAGACTACGAAGAAACACATAAAGACGGTAGTAACGCATTTATCTACTCACGCTTTCTAGTTCCATATCTAAATAACTTTAAAGGTATCGCACTCTTTGTGGATGGCGATATGATCTGTAGAACAGATATAGCAGAGATACTAGCTAACTTTGATAATGACGAAGCAGTTAAAGTCGTAAAGCATTACTACACAACAAAGCATCCAGTTAAATATCTAGGTGCAAAGAACGAAGACTATCCTAAAAAGAACTGGTCTTCAGTAATGCTCTGGAATTGCTCACATTGGTTAAACCGTCAGCTAACGCCTAAGTTTATTCAAGAACAAACAGGTAAATACCTACACAGGTTTGAATGGCTTAAGTATCCAGAAGAGCAAGTAGGTAAGCTAGATGAAACATGGAACTGGCTAGAAACAGAATACGAATATAACGCAGATGCTAAGTTAGTGCATCATACATTAGGCACACCATGCTTTAAAGACTATCAGAATACAGACTATAGTCAAGAATGGTGGGATACATACAAACGAATGATATATCCTCTAAAAGGAAAAGATAAAGAATCGGAGCTTTAATATGGCAACATTACAGGACATACTATCAGGGAACTTCCCTGCTGCACAAAGATTTGCAGAAGGATATGCCCAAATGCCATCTTACTTGCAAGACCCATACTTAGGACTATCTACTAGCCAAGTAGGGAATGTCACAAAAGGATTACTAAGCAAAACACAGTTTGAGAAAGCTCAAGAAATAGCCTCTAAGAATGCAGAAACGCTACTAGGACTACCCAAAGGCAATACAGCTATTGATAGAGCTAAGGCTATGGGATTTAATGTAGAAAATCCTGTATATCATGGAACAAGTGCAGACATTGAAAAGTTTGATTTAAGAGGTAAAACTAAAAAAGGCGGTACTGGTTATTTTGTAACAGAAAATCCAACTACTGCATCATATTATGCTGGAAGTGTTAATGAACGTTTCCCTAAAGATAATCCTAACGTAATGCAATTATTAATTAATCCTAAAAATACATTTGATTATACAAACCCAGAAAATTTATCAAAAATGGGTGAGCAAATAAATAAGTTAAATGATGCTGAATTAATAAGATATGGCTATTACTATCCACCAGAAAATTGGTTAGATAGAATATCTACAGGTGATTGGGCTACATTAGAAAATAAAGGAATGATAAAAGCATTAAAGAAAGCTGGTTTTGACTCTGCTAAGGTTAAAGAAGGCGAACAAATTAATACAATGCTATTAAACAATAAGAATTTAAGGTCAGTAAATGCAGCATTTGACCCAGCAAGAGCAAATGAACCAGACTTATTAGCAGCCACTATGGCATTTCCTATTAGTGGACTATTAGAACAACCCAAAGATAAGAAGAAAAAGAAATAACAATAGAGGGCAACCAACCTAAGGGAGTTGCAAAACAATGGACAAAGAAGAACAATTAGCATTAGCTAGAGAGAAAGCAGCCGAAGTCAATAAAGGCAACACATATTCTAGTAAAAACAATAGGTTATGGGCAGAAACTCTGAGACGTGCTGTTATTCAATCAGATGCAGAACGTTTACGCATGATAGCAGAGGCTTTAATAGATAAAGCAGCATCAGGTGATGTATCAGCTATAAAAGAACTAGGTGATAGAATAGATGGTAAGTCAGTAGCAACTACAGAGTTGACTGGCGCAGATGGTAAAGATTTACCTATTGGAATAGGAATTAGCTTTGTCAAGCCAGACGATAGCTCAGTTTCCGAGTAAGCTAGACTTCTTATTTGAGCCACACCGTTACAAAGTAGCATACGGTGGCAGAGGTTCAGGTAAGTCATGGTCTATGGCAAGAGCACTGCTTATAAAAGCAGCTAATGAGCCAACACGTGTTTTATGTGCACGTGAAATACAAAAGTCTATCAAGCAGTCAGTTCATACATTACTTAATGACCAAATACAGTCTTTAGGTCTAGGAGCTTTCTATGAAGTCTTGGAAGCAGAGATTAGAGGTATTAACGGTAGTACATTTAGCTTTACTGGGTTGGCTACTAATACTGTGGAAAGTATTAAGTCTTTTGAAGGATGTGATATTGTCTGGGTGGAAGAGGCACAAACGGTATCAAAGAAGTCATGGGATATTCTTATTCCTACAATACGTAAACCAAACTCAGAAATCTGGGTAAGTTTTAACCCTAACATAGATACAGACGATACATACCAAAGATTCGTAGTAGAACCACCAGAGAACGCTAAAGTTGTAAAAGTAAACTATACTGACAATCCTTGGTTTCCTGAAGTATTAGAGATAGAACGCCAACACAGTTTAAAGACTAACCCTGACTATGCAAATATATGGGAAGGTGATTGTAAAGCTGCTGTAGATGGTGCTATCTATGCTAACGAGATACGTGAAGCACAAGAAGATAATCGTATTACTAATGTCCCTTATGATCCTATGTTAAAGGTTCATGTAGTTATGGATCTCGGATGGAATGATTCGATGTCAGTTATCCTATGCCAAAAAGGTGTATCAGACTTACGCATTATTGGTTACATAGAAGATGATCATAGGACTTTAGATAGCTATTCTGCACAACTCAAGAACTTACCATACAATTGGGGTACAATGTTCTTACCACATGACGGACAGTCTAAAGACTTTAAGCATGGTATATCAGCAGAAGATATTATGCGTAAACTAGGATGGGATATTCGTATCGTTCCTAAACAAGATATAGAGTCTGGTATTAAACTAGCAAGAATGAACTTCCACCGTATATACTTTGATAAGTCAGCCAATAGACTTGTGGAATGTTTAAAGAATTATCGCAGAAGTATAAACTCTGCAACTAACGAACCTGGCGCACCATTGCATGATGAGTTCTCTCATGGAGCAGATGCTTTCAGATATTTATGTACTTCTATAGAAGCTATGAAGAATGAATCATGGTCTAGAGAGAAGATACAATACACAAATAGAGGAATTGTTTAATGAAGTTACAAGACATGGAAATCATAGCTCGTGTAGAAGCTGAAGAGAACATTGCATATGGTGTCAATGACTCTGCATTATCTAACGACAGAGCTGCTGCAATTGACTACTACTTAGGTCAACCTTTCGGTAACGAAGAAGAAGGTCGTTCACAAGTAGTTAGCTATGACGTACAAGATACGAAGGTCAACCTTTCGGTAACGAAGAAGAAGGTCGTTCACAAGTAGTTAGCTATGACGTACAAGATACGATTGAAGCTGCATTACCACAATTACTTAAAGTATTCGTAGCTGGTGATAAGGTTGTTCAGTTTGATCCTAAAGGTCCTGAAGATCAAGAAGCAGCAGAACAAGAAACAGATTACATTAACCATATCGTTATGGAAAAGAATGAAGGCTTCAAGACATTCTACGTATGGTTTAAAGACGCATTACTCTCTAAGAACGGCTATGTAAAAGTCTATGCTGAAGAAGAGGAAGAAGTAGAAGAATACGAGTATAAAGGTCTTACAGATGCTCAGCTACAAATGTTGGCTTCAGATGAGAACACAGAAGTATTAGAACACACAGCTTATCCTGACCCAACTATAAACATGGATGCACTATACCAACAAGCAGCAATGAATGGTGTAGACCCAATGTCAGTTATGCAACCTATGTTACATGACGTTAAACTCAAAGTCACAGAGAAAAAGACAGAGATTAACATTGAGAACGTAGCACCTGAAAACATGATGGTATCTGTAGAAGTATCAGGTCCTAATCTACAAGACGCTAGATTCGTTCAACATAGAGAAGTTATGCAATTGTCAGATATCGCAGAAACATTTGACAAGCCACTAGAATACATCAAGTCTATCATGTCAGACTTACGTGATACGTTTGAAGAAGAATCTAATGCACGTGATATTTATGACGAAGAATATGACAGAGCTATTGAGTCAGATGAAGCATTAGTTAAAGACACATATATTAAACTAGACGGTGAACGTCATAGAGTGGTTATCTTAGGTAATACTATTCTCTACAAAGAAAAAACAGAG